AGCGTTTCGCCTCGTGATGCAACTGCGGCGGGAGTGGGACTGCCGCGACAGCGAGACCCGGCTGGTTCACGGCAAAGTGTTCTCGCCCTTCTTCAAGACGGTCATCGACCATGCGTGGGTGAGACTGAATAACGACATCGTGATGGACCCCTCGCAAGGCTGGGTCGGGCGGACGGAGGAGTGGGCAAGAATCTCCCGTTGTCAGGACATGCAGGAGTTCACCCTCGATGAGGTCTCCCACTACGCCCTGCGGACAGGGCACTACGGCCCTTGGGTCAGAGAGGGCAGACCATGAAGCCCGACCGATACGATAAGGCCATCCAGGTCCTCGGCGACAACGTGGACGCGAAGCGGCTTCACGGCTATGACCTGTCGAGCGTCCCGTCCTGCGAGGCCGCCGCGCGGCTTCTGGAAGCGGCGCAGGTGGTCGCCTCCGATGATATTCTCCGGCACTTGGCCGGGTTCACGAACGAGCCGATGGCCGCCCTGCTTGCGGTCCTCAAGGAGGATAAGTGAAAATCCCGTTTAAGCAACGTCAACCCTGCGTGGCCAAGGCTCCGCTGGAAGAAGTCGTGAGGGCTATCGTCGTGTTCCTCGACCTTGAGTTCTATATGGCCGTCAACCTGAACGACCCCGACGAGGCCCGTGAGGATAAAGAGCGGCTTCATTGTCGAAAGCGGAGGGACTGACATGATAGCCCGAGAGCAATTTGACGGCATCATGGCGGACCTCGCCGAAGTGTTCACGCCTCTCACGGACCGGGGCATGGACATTTACTTCAGGTATCTGCAGTCGGAGTCCGAGACGGTTCTCAAGCGGGCCGTTCACTGGTTGCTCGAGAATCACAACGTCAAGCGATTCCCATTTCTGGCCGAGATAACCGACTCTTGCTCGGACATTAAAAAGGCAATGGGCGGGAATGAGGCTCCCGTCCCCACGTTTTCGGAGACCGCGGATTCGGCCTTCTGCAAGTGCAACGGGACGGCTTTTATCTTGAAGGACCACGCGTGGCCCGATGGGGCGACGACGGTGGTCGCCACCTACTGCACCTGCGCCTTGGGAAAACGAATTGCAGAAGCCCATGACAAATACTTCGCGTGGCGAAGGCGGCAGGCGGGCGAGACATGGGCGCGAGGCCACGAGGCCCCCGCTCAGGACTTCAGGGCAGAGGCGGCTCACGACTACGGCACCCCCGACGAGCGGGGCCGCAGTCTTGAGGAGCATCGGGAAGGACTTTGGGAAAGGAGTAAAAGATGAGCGAAGCATTTGACAGGATGAGGCGGTCTTTGAACCTCTCCTCTGACGGCAACCGCATGATGTGCGACGGCCACGGCTGGGTGTTTCTGGAACTCAAGTCCGAAAGGGGCCGCGTCAGGCGCATCGGGATTATTTTCGAGGAGGGCGGAAAAGTCGTTTACGAAAAGAAGGTCACGGATTCCTACTACTTCAGGAAGTGGGAGGGCTGGGGCGTGAACGGCATTATCCTCCGCGCAGTCAAGGCGGAGGACGGGATTCTGCGGCTCCTGAACTCTGACACCCGGGAGCGGCTTTGGCTTCCTGCCGCCGAGGCAGAGGAGAAGGGCAACTGGAAGTGGTATAAAGGCAAAGAGGAGTTCGAGCGTCAGGTTATCATTGCCGACCGCCTGTGGGTCAGGGAGCCGTGGTCATAATGAACGCTGAACGAATCGCTGATAGGCGAGTATGGCTGAAGGGTCAGATATCCACCATTGAGCTAGGGCATCGCTGTTTTCTTCTCCCGGAAACGGATGACATCGACATTCTCTATGACCTCCTCTTGCTCCTCGACGAGAAGGCCGAGCAGATTGAGGCCAACGTCGGAGTCCCCGACGAGCAGGACTTGCCTGCCGCACTTGAGAAGATGGCTTCCCCCGGCCTATCCGATGCCGACGAGCGGGCGTTGGGATTGCTCGGCAATATCGTTGAAAGATATGGTGCGTCAACGACTGACCGGGGATGGATAGCTGGCAGAAAGTCCATCGCCCACCTCCGCTCCCGCCTCACGGCCCCGCCGTTGCTCGCCAAGGGCGACGCCCTGCCCCTTCCCTCCCCCGGCCTATCCGATGCTGACGAGCGGGCGTTGGATACTTTAGTCGCATACGCCCGAGAAGGGGCGGAACGAATCTATGAGGGCAAGGCATCGGCGCGGGATGTCGAAGCCGCCCTTCTTCACATCCGCTCCCGCCTCACGGCCCCGCCGTTGCTCGCCAATGGCGACGCCCAGCCCAAGCCCACGGTGACGAGGACGCAGATTAAGAACATAGCGTGGGGCATTCTTTCCTACCTGAACCTATCCCGCAAGGCCGAACTCGTTTCGGCTATAACAGATTCGGAGTTGGTGCCAGGACTCCGCTCCCTCGGCATAACGATTGAGGAGGAAAAGAATGGCTAAGTTGCTATTCGGCAGATGGCAAGTCATTTGGTTCGGCGGTTTCTATTTTGGGACGTTTCTATTCCCCGCCGATGAACGGTCGCGGGTTTCGACGCCGCTGTTCCCAGACGGGGTGATATTCAAGGCTTGGCATATCGGCCCGATTGAGATACGTCGATTCTCTAGTCTATTAGCGGATGCCGCCGAGCGCAAGGCGAAGGAGGAAAAGTGATGGCTACGATGATTTGTTCTAACTGCGGGCGGGCTGGAATCTACTGGAAAGACCTATGCGGCTCCCCGTGGACGTTCTGCCCGAATTGCAACTCAGCCCAGGCCCCTGTGCCGGAAGAACAGGAACCCGAGGAGGACGAGGAAGACGCCGTGCCGGAGGAGGAAAAGTGATGGACGAGAAAACGAGGGAGGCGATGGCTTATTTAAAGAGAACCATTGACCGCTATGAAGGCTATGCGGGCAAGGCCATTGATGTAAATGGCCGCAACGCCCTCGCCCACCTTCAAGCGATGGCCGAGTCCGAAGCGGGGCTACGAGCCGAGAACGAGCGGCTGAAAAAGGAGAATGTAAAAATGAGCAATTCAACGGCAAAGGAAGTCATCTGCTGTCGGTGCGGGAAGGGGACGCTGTTCTATACCATTGCTTGCTATGGGTCAGTGGACGATGGCGACGCTATCTGCGCCGAGTGCTTAGACGGCACCGATTGGAAGGACCGCGCCGAGAAAGCCGAGGCCGAACTGGATGCGGCGAGGCCGTTGCTGGAGGCCATCGCTTGCTTGAAAGGTCTCGACTTCGAGGAACTCGACTGGCCAACAATCTCCATCAGATACAACGCCGAAGATTACTATTGGCACCTCCGCGCCGCGAAGGAGGGGAAGGGATGAATTACGCCGAAGCCGTGAAGGTTGTCTCTGAAGAATTGGGGCAACAACATTCCTGGCATCCGGGGCATATCAAAGAAGCCCTAGCCGTACTTCGCCGCGCCGAGAAGGTCATGGAGGCGGTGGAGGAAAGCAATACCGAATGGGTGAGTATCGAATTAACAGAGTTGGGGAGAACTAGGACGGGCGACACCCCGACGATACGACTCCTCCGCGCCGCCCTCGACTACCGGGAGGAGAGGAGATGAAGTCGCCCGAGGTCTTTTTACTGTTCATCCCCGGTCCTCCGCAGGGCAAGGCGCGCCCGACGGTGGGGCGATTCAAGACCAAGGCAGGCCGGGAGGTCGCCACCCTGCGGACTCCGACCAAGACGGTCAACTACGAAGCGCGAATTTCTATGGCTTGGGAGGTGGCTTATCCGAATCAGCCTCCCATCGAAGGGCCTGTTTCGCTGGATGTCTGGGCGCTTTTTCCCTTGCCCGATTCGAGGGCCGGGAAGATACGGACAAATATCAGGGCTATTGAAAAACTCACAAAGGGAGGAGAGCATGCAGGAAGCGAATCCGTCAAAGGTCGAATCCGGTCAATGCAGTTGGCCTCGGCAAAAACGTCCCGACCCGATTGGGACAACGTCGGCAAGGCCGTCTGCGACGCACTCAACGGAATCGCATGGGGTGACGATGCTCAGGTCGTCGATGGCAGAGTCAGGAAAAAATATATCGAAGCACCCGAGATTCCCGGCCTCCGAATCGTCATACGTCCGGTCGCCTAAATGTTCCTTCTGCGGGATGGGGCCAGCCGCGCCCGAGGTGACTGACCCGCAGGACGAGAGCCGGAAGATTCATGAGGAATGCCTCGCCATCCGGCAGAGTATCGACGAGCGATACCCCGGCGTCTCCGGCATGACCGAAGAACTTGACCCCTACCTGAAAACCGCGTGCGAGTTCGCGGCACTCATGGTCGAGGATTATCTCTACGGCGACTGCAAGACGAGCAACGAGGCGAGGGCCTTTATTTTCGGACCCCAAGAAGGCTGGGTCTTGTCGTTTCAGGACTGCTGTGCATTTCTGGCGATAGACTTTCGTCAAGCACAGAAATCTTTGCGTGAGCGGCGGAATGAAAAACGCAAAAGTTCCTGATTCTAAACGACTTGCGGAGGCCGCCGTTATCATCATTGCCCTACTGGTGATGGCGGTGGCCTTTGTTATCCGAACCTCCGAGCGGACATCCAAGCATCAGTCAGAGTGGGACTCTCGAAACGACTACACCGTCCAGATGCTTGACAAGCCTCCCGACATGCGTAAAGATTAAGGCGGATATAATCTCAAGGAGGTTCGGCATGACAACTTCACGAAAACTCATTACGGTCATCTTGGCCGTTTTGGGAGCAATCTTCGGCGTCATCGGGACGGAGTTCGGGCTGGCCCTGAACGTCGGCGGCCTCATCGCCTTCCTCGGCGCGGCGGCTATCTACATCCAGCAGGAAGCGAAGCTCGACAAGGCCCGCCTCGCCGCACAGAAGTCGAAATGGGGAGACCCGAAGTTCCTTATCACGATGGTGTCCGCCCTTGTCGCCGCCTTGCCCGGGGCAGGCGTTACGCTCCCGCTTGACCCGACGATTATCAACTCGGTTCTCGCCGTCCTCATCGGAATCCTTTTCAAAGTCAAGCCCACCTGAAGCGGCTTTTTGCCGCAGGGGAGATAAACGACCATGCAGAAGCCGGATGGCACCGTTGCCGTCCGGCTTTTTTTTTGCTAAAAAACAATGCCTACCGCCCACTTTCATCCTGACCGGGACAAGAAGCTAAAATGTCCGTGCTGTGGGAAATACAACGTCCGCGAGGAACTCCTGCAGGCCCTCGAAATGGTCAGGGTCATAGTCAACTTCCCGATGGTCGTGGAGAGCGGGACTCGATGCCCGAGCCATAACGCGGCCGTCGGGGGCGAAGACGACTCGGAGCATTTGACAGGCGAGGGGGTTGATGTCCGATGCTTGGTTGGGACGACGCGGTTCGCGCTTATCAAGACGGGCCTCGGCGTCGGATTCGACAGAATAGGCGTGGGCTCTAACTTCATCCATTTCGGCATGAGGTCGGCCGCCCCGCAGGAAGTCATCTGGACTTACTACCCCAAGAAAAAGGAGGCAGATGCCCCATGAGCGTTATCGTGGACCTCATCCTCAAGGCCCTCGGCATTATTCCCGGCCTGAGAAAAAAGCCGTATAAACTGCTCCGTTGGAATTACAGGCTCCTGAAGTGGGAGCGCGTGCATGTCGGCTCCTTGTCGGCGCGGCAATGCAAAAAACTCCGCAACGAACTCGTCCGCAAGACGGGCGCCCTCGAATGGACGTTCACCATCCTGCGGGAGAGTGCGCTCGACCCTACCGACCCGCCCCTGAATCCCAAGGAGCCGAAGTGATGCAGGAAATAGCGCAGGTCACGAAGGACCTCAACGAAGTCGTCAGCGTGATAAAAGTGGGCGGCGGCGCGACGCTGGCCTACCTAATCCTCAAGCAGACGTTCGCTTTTGTTTCGAGTTGGCGGGACAAAGAAAAGCCGCCCGTGAACGGGAGCGGCAAAGTCAAGCATCCTTGCCGAGAATCGCAGGACTTCATCCTCATGGCCGACAAGGTGAAAAGGACCGAAGGCCTGTCGGCGGAAAATAATAAAATCCTCGCCTCGATGAGCGAAGCAATCGAGCGGACGGCTGACTCCAACGAGCGTCAGGAGAAAATACTGGAAGGCTTATTGAAGCAAATACTGGAAGGCTTGAAGCAAGGAGGCGTGACAAGATGATACTGGCAATAAGCAGGCGATTCGAGGCGGCTCACTTCCTGCCCAACTACGTCGGCTCCTGCGCTCGGCTTCACGGCCACTCGTGGCGGGTCGATGTCGAAATCAGCGGGGCCATCGAAAAAGGAACAGGCATGGTCGCCGACTTCAAGGACCTCAAGCGGGTCATCGACGAAGTCCTGCCCGACCATCGGCACCTCAACGAAGTCTTTGCCGGGATGCTTCCGACGGCGGAAAATCTGGCGGGCTTGTTCTACGCGCTCATCCGAAGCGCGGTCATGCCCGTCAATCCCGAATTGACAGTCGAGAAGGTCACGGTCTGGGAAAGCGACGATTGCGCGGCAATATACACGAGGGACGATGCTACTTACGAAAACTCTTGTCTTAAGTGAAATCTTTGCCTCGATTCAAGGCGAGGGCGAGGACGCCGGGACGCCCTGCGTTTTTATCAGGCTCGCGGGATGTAACCTCAACTGCCCCTTCTGCGATACGAAATACGCCCATGCCGGGAGGGCCTACTCGGCGGAAAATATCGTAAAGGCGGCCTTGGCAACAGGCCTCCGTTATGCCGTCCTGACGGGCGGGGAGCCGATGATTCACGACCTTGCCGAACTCGTCCACCGACTTCACGACGAGGAGTTTTACGTGGCCCTTGAAACCAACGGGACGATTGCTGTCCCGACGGGCCTGTTTAATCGCGTGACAGTCAGCCCCAAGTCGGACACTCTCGTCCAGACCCGGGGCCACGAGATGAAACTGCTTTGGGGCATCGTGCCGGACCCCGAGGCCATGCGAATCAAATATCCAGACTTTAATAGATATTCGATTCAACCCATGTCCGGCGAGAGCGTGCCGGAGATAATAAACTATCTGCTCGAGCATCCGAAGTGGCGCCTGTCGGCGCAGGTTCATAAACTTCTGGGGTTGAGATGAACGCGCCCTACAAACCGACGTGGGCCGAGATATACTGCCGCCTCTCGGCCGCCTTTCCACTTGAGGGCAAGTGCTACGGCATCCCGCGCGGCGGGGCGGTCGTGGCTGGAATGACAGGCCGGGCTGTCGATTCTCCTGAGCAGGCCGATTTCTTCGTCGATGACATAATCGACTCTGGGACCACGAAGGAGCGGTATGCCAAATCCTTCGGGAAGCCCTTCTACGCCCTGTTCGATAAAACAGTAGAGCAAGGGCTAGGCTGGGTCGTTTTCCCCTGGGAGGGGTCCTCCGAGGGGGACGCCGAGGACATCGTGAGGCGACAGTTGCAGTATATCGGCGAAAATGCTTCCCGGGAAGGCCTCGCCGAGACCCCCTCTCGTGTGGTGAGGTCATGGCGCGAAATCTATCGGGGCTACAACGAGGACCCCGGCCAGCACCTGAAGTATTTCAAAGACGGATGCCCGAGCGAAATGGTCATACTCCGGCGCTTTGAGTTTTACTCGACCTGCGAGCATCACCTACAGCCGTTCTTCGGGACGATTTCAATAGGCTATGTCCCCAATCAGGCGATGCTCGGCGTGTCAAAGCTGGCCCGCATTGCCGACTGCTTTGCCCGCCGTCTGCAGATTCAGGAACGCATGACGAGCCAGATTGCCGAGTTTCTCGAAAGGAACCTCCGCCCGAAAGGCGTGATGGTCGTGGCCCGCGCCCGCCATTTGTGCATCATGGCCCGAGGCGTAGGCAAGCAGAATGGCCTGATGGTCACGTCGGCTATCCGAGGCGTGTTCTCCGAGCCGGAGGTCCGAGCCGAGTTCCTGAAACTTGAGGAGGGCGAATGAATCCGCTGGTATTGCTTTCGGGAGGACTTGACTCAATGACTTCGCTTGCCGCCGTCCTCACGCCTGACATCGAAAGGGCGGGTGCGCTCACGGTCGATTACCAGCAGACGAATGGCCGGGAAATACGTCAGGCCACGCAGTTGTGCGAATGGTGGGGCGTCGAGTGGTGGATTCGGCAGGACAAGTTCTTGGGCGGTTCGGACCCCCTGCGGGAAATTCCCGCCCGCAACGTCATCTTTCTGGCCCGCGCCCTAGAGCTTGCCCTCGTGCGAGGATTCAATTCAATCGTGATAGGCGCGGAGCCGGATGCCGTTTACTCCGACTCGTCTGTCGAATTCATCGAGCGCGTATCAGCCGCGTTTCAGACGTTCGGCGTGAAAGTCATAGCCCCGGTCAAGCGGCTTGAGGACAAGCAGGCCGTCCTCCGCATGGCTCTCGACAGAGGCGTCCCTTTGCATATTGCCCACTCCTCCCTGACCTCCGAAATCGACGGGCGATGCAAGACCTCGGCCCGTTTTCTCGCCGCCCTAGGCAAGGAGTTCCCGGCAATGGAGCCCTCGATGTTTTTGGCGGCCCTCTCGCTGATACACCGCTCGCGGACCTCGGGCGACCCGCTCGACTTGGCCTTCGGCATCGGCGGCTCGTTCAAGACCATCGCGGCCCTGTTCACGTTGGCCTCGTTGCCGGAGTCGGCGAACACCTGTTTCGAAGTATACACAACTGGGTCCTGGGGCCGTGCGCTTGAGGCCGTCAGCCTCATGTTCTTCGGCGGGAAGTTCAAGTTCGACATCAGGCAGACCCGAGACGTGCAACTCCTTTCCCAGAATATTCTCTCGACCAAGTCAGAGCAGGCGCAATGGGGATACAAGCAGGCGTTTTGCCGCCTGCCCCGCCCCCACAAGATGCCCTCCGTCTCGGTCCCCGTCGTGCAGGGCCATCTTCGGGATGCCCTTCTGTCGCTCGGCTACCGCGTCACGGATGAACCCGGGGCGGTCCGCCTCAAGACGGCTATCGAGGCGCAGGCATGACGCTTTATGTCGCCCTCTCCAACTTCTTCTCCGCGCCTATCTTCAAGCCTGTCCGTGAGAAGTGCCGTGCGGCCCTGCTCTCCTACGCCGACTTCGTGAGGGCCGAGCGGCGGCAGGTAATAGTGCTGGACGAGATGAGGAAAAAAGGGACGGCGATATTTCTGGACTCGGGAGCGTTCGCGGCGAAGCACTCCGGACTCGACGTTTCGCTCGATAAATATATCGCCTTCGTCAAGGCGAATCCCGACCTCAAGACCTATGCGAACCTCGACGTGATAGGCGACCCCAAGGGGACACTCGTGAATCAGAAGAAAATGGAAAAGGCCGGACTCTCCCCTATCCCGGTGTTTCATTACGGGGAGCCTTGGAAATACTTCGAGGACTACCTGAAGAATTACGATTACGTCGGATTCGGCGGCGTCTCGCGCAAGCACATGAGCCACATCGGGCAGAGATTCCTGCGGGAGTGCTGGCAGAGGATAACCGACAAGTGGCCCAAAAAGATTCACGGCTTCGGGATAAACTCAAGAGACCTCCTCATGGCCTATCCGTTCTACTCTGTGGACGCTTCCTCCGCCACTCGGAACGCTGGGCTTGGGGTGACGTGGCACTTTGATAAAGGGGAGATGCGGCAGGTCCGCTCCGACACCGGACCGCAGAGCCGCGTGTGGGTCAGGAATATGCATATGAGAGGCCGGGGGTCGGCGGCAGTCGTTGTCCGCGCCCTCCATAATCTTGACTGCGTGTTCGCGCTGGAGGACTTCGTGAATAAATCGTGGAAAGAGAGAGGCGTGACATGGAAGTAAGGATAGACGTAAAGGCCGTTCCCATCGACTCCCTGAAGGCGAACCCCTGGAACCCGAACAAGCAGTCGGACTTCGTGTTCGAGAAGGAGAAGAACAGCATCACGCAGTTCGGATTCATCGACCCCATCACCGTGCGGGAGACAGCGAAAGGCAAATACGAAATTATCGACGGCGAGCATCGGTGGAAGGCGGCAAAGGCCCTGAAGTTCAAGCAGGTCCCCGTCAACTCGCTCGGCAAACTCGATACGGCGACGGCCAAGAAACTCACCGTCATACTGAACGAATTGCGCGGCAGTTATGACATGGTGGACTTGGCGAAGTTGGTCAAAGGCCTGTCCGACGAGGTGGGTATCGACGACCTGCTCCGCGACTTGCCCTTTACCGACCAAGACCTGAAGAACATAATCGACGCGGCGCAGTTCGATATGGATACCCTGAAGCGGCCCGACAAGGCGGACGATGCTGGGGACGACGACCAATGGAAGGAACTGAAGTTCGCCGTCTCCGAATCGCAGGCCGAGGTCATCGAGAAGGCCATCGACAGGCTTATTCTCGGCGTGCCGCTTGCCGGAAAGAACCCTCGGGCATCGGCTCTGGAACTCATGTCGGCCGATAGCCTCAACACGGACCTTGAGAGCTACAAGTGAGCGCGAAAAAGACAGGCAGGCCTACGAAGTTCACGCCCGAGTTCCTTGCAGAAGGCGAGCGGTTGGCCTCGATAGGCATTTCGCATAAGGACATGGCCTACTTCTGGGGTATCTCGGAGGACTCGGTCACGCGTTGGAAGAAAGGACATCCAGATTTTGCGGAGGCCCTTAAAAGAGGCGACGCCAAGAAGAAGGTCGCCCTTATGTCCGCCCTGTTTCGCAATGCCACGAAAAAGGACAACGTAGCGGCCCAGATATTCCTCGCCAAGAACTGGCTGGGCATGTCAGATAGGCAGGATATCGGACTCGGGCTTCCTTCGGACGGGGAGGGCGATGGGACCCTGACAATAGAAGTCGTTCACACGAGGGCAGGTGGGGGGAACGGCAAGGGCGGCAACGGGGACGGCAAGGGTAATGGGGAAGGGCATGAATGAGGCCACGGCTCAAAGTTTCGAACTCGTTCTACCCGCTGGTAAAGGACTCGAATCGATTTCTTGTCCTGTGCGGCGGGGGAGGCTCGGGCAAGACGGAGTTCGCCGCCCGCAAGCTCTACATCAGGGCCAAGCGCGAAGGCAACCACCGATTCCTGTGCATGAGAAAAGTCAGGAGTCGAATCAAGGAGTCGGTTCAAGAAGTCATCGTTCGCATGCTCAACGAGCAGAAGTGTCCCTATGAGCATAACCGCTCGGACCGCGTCATCACCATCAGGAACCCGAAGGGCGAGACCTCGTCGTTCCTCATGGACGGCCTCGATGACCCTGAGAAAATCAAGAGCATCAAGGGCATCACGAGCATCTGGCTTGAGGAAGCGACGGAATTTTCCGAGCGAGATTTCCTGCAACTCAACCTGCGCCTCCGTGAGCCAACGCCGTTTTATAAGCAAATCATCTTGTCCTTCAATCCCGACGAGGAGAAAGGTCCGTGGCTCAAGAAGATGTTCTTCGACAACGTGCATCCCGAAGCCACGGTCCATGTCTCTACCATCGAGGACAATCCCATCGACGAAGTCCGCGAGAGTTATATCAAGCAACTCGATGCGCTCAAGGCGCAGGACCCGTCATGGTATAGCATTTACAGGCTGGGCAAGTGGGCCGCGCCGAAGGGCCGGATATTTAATTGGCCTGTCGAGCCGTTGCCCCGCATCAGGTTCGACGAGATATTCTACGGCGGAGACTTCGGCTACACGGTTGACCCAGCCGTGGTCATTCGTATTTACCGCAAGGGGATGACGTTTTGGGTAGAGCAGGTTATCTACGAAACGGGCTTGACGAACATCGCCCTTGGTGTGAAGATGAAGGAGAAGGGCATAAGGAGTCTCGATGCCGTTTATTTCGATTCGTCAGAGCCGAAGTCGATTCAGGAACTTTGCGACATGGGCCTCGGTGTCCTGCCTTCGGCCAAAGGCCCAGACAGCGTCCGCGCCGGAATCGACTATCTCAAGTCGCTCGACATTCGCATCGTCGAAGGCTCGGAAGATGTCATCCGAGAAGCAGGAGCCTACAAGTGGCGCGAGACGAAGGACGGAGAACTCATGTCTGAGCCTGTGAAGTTCCGCGACCATTGCCCTGACGGCATCCGATACGGAATCGTCACGCACATGAAAGTCGCTGGAGCGTTCTTCGCCGTCCTGAAGCATGACATAAGGCCCGATTAAGGAGGAGATAAAATGCCCTTGTTCGTCAGCAACCAAAAGATTCAAGAACTCGCCGTGCGTTCAGCCGATGCCGTCAGGGCCGAGATGAGCGGCGCCCTGAAGTCCGAGCGCGAGAGGAGCGTCAAGGTTCAGGAACTGCTGGTCGATAATATTTTGGCCCTGCAGTCTTACTACTCGAAATATGTCGGGAACGAATACCGCGACTATCCTGCGGCCGTCAAAGCAATTAATGACAAGTATGACGGCAAGGCGGAGTGGGGATGCCTTCAAACCCGCACCGTCATCGACCTCCGCGCCGCGTTTATCCTGGGCGAAGGCATCAAGGTCGTTCACAAAACGAAGACCAAGGCGGAGGCGGCCCTTGAACTTGAGTTCTGCGCCGACCTTTTCGCCTACAACGAACTGGATGCGGAGATGCCGCAGGAGCTTGCGAAGGAGGGCGAGATAGAAGGCAAGGTCGCCCTGCGCCTCTTTTGGGACGACCTCAAGGCGGACCCGTTCCGAAACCGACCCGGGATGCCCTCGGTGAGGTTCCTGTCGTGGACGCAGAAGAAATACACCGTGCATGCGAACAAGGACGATTACCTCTGGTATGAGAAACTGACATGGCCCGCCACTTCAACCTCCCCTGAAGGCCGCGTCCTTGAGGAGGAGTTCATTTACAAGAAATTCGGCGGACGCCTGCACGACCCCAACGATGCCCAGCCGAAAGTGATGAACTGCCTGACGCAGATAGACCGCCTCGACCGCGCTCTGCGTGACCTGCGGGAGATAAATCATCTGTTCGCCTCACAGACGCCCGACTTCCAAGTCGATTCTCCCCAGCAGGCGGCGGCCCTGCTCCAGTGGATTGAAGATACCAACTGGAAGTTCGGCAAGGCGATAGTTCATATCGGCACGTTTTCAATCAAAGGGCCGGATACCTCGGGCGTGGCGAACCTCGACAAGGAAATCGAGACGAATACCAAACTTATTTCCGGCACTACGGGCATCCCATCGCACTTCCTCGGATACATCGACCTGCTCTCGACCCGGGCCACCGGGGACAATACGCGCGAGCTGGTCATGGCCTCCACCACCCGGGAGCGGTCGATTTGGAAAGGGGCCTACGAAGAAGTCATTGCGAAGGCGATGGCGATGTATAATGCCCAGACCGGGGCGAGCCAGAAAAGCGTAGGCAAACTTGACCCCGAAAAAGTCGGAGTCGAAATCCCGCTTATCTCCGAAGAACACTGGCGCCATATCGCCACCGTCCTCATCCCGGCCCAAATCGCGGGCATTATCTCCAAGGAGTATGTCGCCTCACAGATTCCCAATATTGACATGGAGGAGGAGGCAAGCCGCCAGCAGTTGGCCGAACAGAATGAACTCAAGTCGGCGCAGGCGGAGTTGGAGCAGATGCGGAAGGAGCGGTTCGAGAATCGAGGTGCCGAGAAGGGCGACCCGAACGAGGAGGAGGACGGCCAGAATGCAGGATGAAACCCTGTCGGTCCCCGGCGTCGTCGTCAAGCCGAAGGACAAGTGCGAGAAGTGCGGCGGGCCTGTATTTCGCAAGCCTTGTCCCTGCTTCATGAGAAACCGGGGCTGGGCCATCTGTGCCAAATGCTTGAATCCGAAGTGTTCTCACACGATGGGCCTGAAGAAGAAACCGATGCGTCCGGCCCTGATAGGCAGTAGGGGCCTGAAGAAGAAGCGGCGATGACTTGCAGTTGCATCTTGACTTGCTTCATGGTATACAGAAGTCGATGAGGAGAGCGTAATGTCGAACAATCCTTTTTTCTCCACGAACATGTCGCTTGCCGGGAAGCACACGGAAGGCAGTCCCGAATCGGTCAACGGCATCAGGCGCGAGGACGTGAAGCCGCGCCCCCTGCATCAGAGGTTCGCTCCTGACCCCAACGCGCCGCCCGAAAAGACCACGGTCCTCATGTCGAGCGACCTGCGGACGATGGCGGAGAACAAGCGTCGGCTCGAAGTCTCTCGCCAGCGCAAGGCCATCGAAGCCCGCAAGGCCATCGAGGCGGCCGCGAAGTCGGCTCCGGCGAAAGGCAAGGGCGGACGGCCCAAGGGCTCGACGAATAAAAAGGCGGCCAGCAAGTAATGTCCCTCAAGAGTAGCTTCCTGCGTTGGCGTGTCAAGCGTCGAATCCGCCTGACCAAACGCACGCTTGCCTTTATCGACCGCAAGCTGGGCCAGATGAAAGTGCCTTCATGGAAGCGACAGCAGATTCGCCGCGACATCATCGCGTCCGACGAGGCGTGGGTGGACTTCGTGAATCTTTTGGGAGACAAGTCATGAGAATCAAGGCTACTCTCCGCTACATGGCGGCCAACGAAATCTCCGGCATGATTGACCAGACCCGCCTGCGGCAGATTAAAACGATGGACCCCAAGCCCATTTTCAAGGCCTTCGTTGTGGGCCACGAGGGCGAGGCGCACGGCGTCATGCTGGGCG